ATCGTTCCGATCCGGCAGATATTCAGTGAAGTCGAGAATTGTCAGCAGATGACCAAGTTGTACCCTATCCTAGAGCATTACAACGTCCAGGAAGATGAAACGGCGGCGAAATACCGGGAAGAAAGAGATTATCAAAACTACCTTGAAACAATGTATGAGATCCTCTTCCGGAATATTCCGAATATTCAGATCAGTTTTGATGATGCGGAACCTTATTTATTCGCTGAAGGTGAGGGAACTACCAGCCTCATGTGGGATGATGTCGACGCGATCAACAGGGGCGAATGTGATAAAGACAATTCTTTGCTGGCATTTATTATATGGGCCAATGAGGATAACACTGACCGTGAGGTTTTTTACACCATGCAAGAGGCTTACAACTGGCCATTCGATGAATACTGCCAGATTGAGAAATTCCCGAGCAAGCGAACGATTAAGAACCGGTTGGTAAAGATGGGCCATGAAGAACTGATGCCGGCAATCCTCTATGGATTCTATCCACCTCATAACTTCTTCTTTGAAATTAACCCAGAGATGGATGACAGCAGTCTTTTGGTTACCCAGGAAAATGTTGAATATATCTTCAAGCAATACGGGAAAATCAAACAGCTTCTCAACGACTATTGCGATATTCGGGACCGGGTGAACGATGATCCTTATCTGCTGATGTACCTGGCAGAAGCGATCGGGATGAAAACAGAATCGGGAAGGAGAGTAAGGGCATGAGCGATCTATTTGACAACAGCCATGTTTCCGGAGCGGTATATTTCACTGACCAGGGACATTTCCTTGTAAAGCTCAAGAAGGACGGCGGATGCATGGTCAAGAACGTCCGGGAAGCCGATGTCACGGCCGCTTTCACACACTCCTCGAAGGATTCCGGCTGGCTTCCAAAAGGCATAGTGCGCGTAGGCAATACGGCGCGCGGGCCCTGGTTCGTCTATGTAGAGAAACCTGAGAAAAGAAAGATCAAGCTGGAGAAGATCGGCGAGATCACGATCCCGGTACCGATGATCATTTTCATTGGCGCCAACGGCAGATACCGGATCTTCGCAGCGGCAGAATCAACTTTTTCACCAGATGGACTTCTTTATCTGGCACCGTTCCCGAATGTTGATTCCAATGGGAGTATCTGCTGGGGAAATAATGAGCAGCCCAAATCAAACCCGATCAAAGCACCGGCTGCTATGGATCTTTTCTTCCGGGCACCTTTTAGCAGTCACTGGGGGAATGGGAAGAGTAAAACCCACTCAGCGGATATACGCGAGCTGCTGCAGACTCTGGATGGAAAGGACCAATATCCGGTCAAAGACCTGGTCAGCTGCAATCTGACAACGAGCCGGCTGGTCGATTCGATCATCCGCGGGAGGGAACAATGGAATTAGTCGATTATGTGCGGCAGACGGGCAACGCTTCTCCGGTCCTTCCGGATGGAAAACTTTACCGATATATTCTGGCAGAGAATGGTGTCTTTGTCTATGGAAAGAATCAGTATTTCGAGGCATTGATCCCTGTGTTGCCATCACATGTCGAGAGCCAGCACGTGCGCGGGCTGGAACCTTTGCAGAGTTTCTTCAGGATCAGGAAGAGACTGCCATTCTTTTATCTTTCATTGATCGTAAATGACGCTCGAGATCATCTACCTTTTGAAGCGCTGTACTACATCCGGGACCTGCCGTCAGTTGGGATGACCGTCTGCTTCCCAACCTCAGCAGTCACCCGCAGCAGCTGTCGGCCGATCGGGGACTGGGGTTATGTCCCGGTAGAGATCCACAGCCATAATATGATGGACGCTTTTTTCTCAGCGCAGGACAATTCAGATGAAACCGGGCTTAGAGTATACGGCGTACTTGGCCATGTTGACCGCCCGATTGTGGACCTGCACATGCGTGTCTCGATCTATGGCCACAGAATGGCCATTCCCTATGACCTGGTATTCGAGGATTTCAAGGAGGTAAAGAATGCCTGAGAAACAAAACATCTCACGCGGAGCCGCGGAGAACGCAGAGGAAAACCTAATTGAAATAAGAGCCATTACTGTCCTTCAACCTTGGGCTTCTCTTATAGTGTTTGGTGAAAAATGTTACGAGACACGATCCTGGAAAACAAATTATCGCGGAAGAATTGCAATTCATTCCGGGAAAAATGATAAATTCATGCAATTTCCTAATTATTGCAAAGAACCATTTTTGCAATATTTCTTTCCTAAACCAGATATTCCTAATTACGAATTCGAATCTCTGCCTGAAGAAGAGCAAAAAAAACTTTGTGATGAAGCTTATAACAAATCTTTCAAAAAAAAGATGACTGAATTTTATAAAAATAAAGACATTTATTTTGGGTACCTCATAGGAATTGCGACTTTAGTCGATTGTTTTCCGACAGAAGAAATAATTAACAATCTGGCAACTAAAGAGTTAGAACTTGGTAACTTTTCTAAGGGAAGATGGGCTTGGAAATTGGAAGATATTCACCCAATTGAACCTTGGGGAGTTAATGGCAAACAAGGTCTTTGGAAGATCACTATACCAAAGGAGGTGATCAATGGTTAACAAGAAGGTTCCATATATCGATCTGGATTACGCCAACGCGGCAACGCTGCTTCTTCCAGATAGGCAGAATATTGGATTGTCTCTCGTTGGCTGCGGCGGGACCGGATCCTGGTTGGCGCCGGCTATAGTTCGCATAGCCAAGTTATCAAACGATAGATCAGGAAAAAAAGTGGCTGTGAGATTCTTTGATCCAGACTTGGTAGAGGAGAAGAATTGTTACAGGCAGAATTTCTGCCCGGCTGAAATCGGTAGAAACAAAGCAGAAACCCTGGCTGAGCGGTACGGGCTGGCCTGGGGAGTGGAAGTCCAGGCGTTCGCGAAGAAATTTGAGTTCAACAGTTCATTGAGAAACGAAATTGAGATCATCATTGGCTGTGTGGATAACTGGGAGGCAAGAGCAAGAATCAATTCTTATTTTATGAGGTCATTTGACCTCTGGGACCTCTGGTGGCTGGACTGCGGAAACAGCCGGAATTCCGGGCAGGTAGTATTTGGCTCTTTATTCGAAAAAAATAGAGGATCAAAATTACCCGGAATAGTGAACTGGCTGCCGGCTCCGGCAGCGCTTCATCCGGAACTCATTGAACCGCCTCAGATCGGGGAGGAAGAATCGACAGTTGATACCACTCTTTCCTGTGCTGAAATTGCTCTTTTAGACAGCCAGGGGCTGGCGATCAATCAGCGGATCGCGGCCGAGGCGGCTGACTACCTGGTTCGGGCGTTGATCACCCGGGACCTGCGGAAGTATGCGACTTACATCGATCTCGAGAGCGGCAGCTGCAGATCACTGTATATCCAGGAGGAGAAAAGCAAATGAGTAATTTTATGGGATTCCGAGAGCCTGAAAATAAAATCTGCTATTGGTTGAACACAGATCAAATATCTTCCATTGTTCCAGTTGTTAATGATGGAAAACACGATTATTCAGCCATTACGATGAATAACGGTAAGGTCTTCATTGCAGATTCATCTCCTGATTTCATTATTGCTTCTGGATTGGATGATCAGTCAACAATGTCTATTCTCTATAGAACTCTTCAGGAACTGATACGGTCATTACAAATAAATATAAAAAGTTCACTCGAAGAGAATAAAGAATCATGACTCTTCAAGACTATATTTTCATCGTTTTTGTAGGTTTGTTTCTGGTGATCGTCATCTGGGCTCTGCGCGGAGACAAAGGAAAAAGGTAAATATGATCTTACTGATTCCAATTGATGGTCCTCTTGGAGATATCCATTATGTAAATGTTGATGATATTAGTGCAATTTCTCCCGCAACTGATACTCCGATGCGTTCTCATAATGGAAAGCCATTTTCCAATATTCTCCTGAAAAATGGATTGATGGTCAAAGCGGCCTTACCGGTTCAAGAGCTTGTAAAAGATATCGAGGTGAAATCCAATGCAGTCAATCGACCCAGCAATTAAATACGTCCGCATGTTGAAGGGGGCTCCAATCTCAATTTTTGTGCTGATGAAATTGATACAGCAGCCTGTAAATGCTGAATTTCTTCAAAGAACAACTGGATACAGCGATAAACCTGTCCAGGAAGCACTTCTTCTTCTCGAGGATTATGGAATGATCAGCAGAAATGGCCGTTACGGCTGGCAGATCGCTGAAGGAGCAAAATTGATCCCGCTTTCTGTGATGCTTGATGATCCAGAAGAACAGCCTGTACTTGAGGATGATCAGATGATGCTTGATGGAATTATTGACGGGAGTCGGAATAATTCCGAGTCGGAAAAATTCCGGGTCCCTAGTAGTAGATCTATTAATCTAGATATTGAAACTCTAGAAATTAAAGATCCACCACTAGAGGACCCGGAAAAACTCCGGGTCCAGGAGAACCTGGCAGAATGCGCCCGTGCCGGCATCGCAGAACCGAAGCGATCCGAGTTGGCCAGGCTTCCGCATGTTGATGCACGGATGATCCGGTATCACGCTGCCACTGCCGGCAACATCAGGCTGGCGATCTATCGCATTTCAAAAGGCTGGCGGGTGCCTGCAGATTGGGAGGATCCAGTGTCGCAGCCGGTGAATGATGTTCGCGCGCAAACAATTGATTTTGAACCTGAACCGAACTTACCGGCAGAGGTATTGGAGGCATGGCAGCAGGTGCTGGAGGCGGTCAAATCAGGAATGCGACAGGCTGATTTTGAGACGTGGATCGTTCCGCTGCGGTTGGTCGGTTTTGCGGATGGGACGATCACAGTCCGAGCTTGTAACCCGATCGCCGGTCAGTGGGTAGTCGATCATGCGCTGGCCGCGATGGTCCGGGCGGCGGGAAGTCCAGTGGTGGTTGAGTGGGAGGGGAAGAGATGAGCGAAGAAATTAAGTTAAATTTGAATTCTCTTTTATTAATAATTGGGAAAACGTCACATGAGCATTGCGTGAATGCTGGGTTCCCGATTGAAAATGATGATTGCAAAGACATTCTCTTAGTTCATTCTGAGCTAAGCGAGGCTGTTGAATATTTGAGAATGGATAACCCAAAAAGTAATCATATTCCCGATTTTTCTGGTGTAGAAGAAGAGCTTGCTGATGCGGTTATTAGAATTTGTAATTACGCTTATTGCCGAGGTTTCAATCTCGGGGATGCAATTATTGCAAAATTACAGTTCAATGAAACCCGAGAACCGAAACACGGCGGGAAAAAGTTCTAAATGATTATTCCTGAATTGTATGAAACATTCATTTCAAAAATGAGAGAAATGGAAATTACATCTCTTTCAGATAGTGAAATTGATCGCGTGTTTCATAATTGTGTTTCTCCAATTATATGTATCAAAAAAACAAAAGAATTGATAAATAACGGTCTGTCGATGGCTGACATTTATCCAAAACTGAATCAATCCACAACATTCAAAGGAGGAAAAATGAGTGAAGAATTAAAGATACTAGATAAATATTTTCATGAAATGGCATTAGCACAAAGAACTGAGCGTGTATTTCAGGTAGAAGATTGCATTCGTAATCTTGTAAGTTGTTTAATCGTCCGTGCCGAGAAAGCCGAATCGGAAGCTAAAGAAACTAAAGAAAAATTTGAGGGATCGTCATTCTGGAAGGATTGGGTATTTCCAGAAGGTGCGAAACCAGAAGAAATACAAAATGAACTTATTGATTATCACACATATTTGGAAGAAACTGCCAAAGTTTATTGCCATATAACTAACGGGGCAATTTCTAAACAAAATACAAAGGCGGAGGAAATTATCTCCATTTATGATGATGAGGTAAGTTCATTAGTGGATCGTGCTGAAAAAGCAGAAGATCGTGTGCGTGAACTGGAAGAGGCACAGCGGTGGATACCGGTAAGTGAGAAGTTGCCAGAAGTTATGACAGATGTGTTGGTCCTTATTCCACCTCGACGAAGTATTGTTTGTTATTTAGATTTGGATGAAAATTATCAGTCCATTGAAAGACTTATGACAATTGTTGGACCAGTAACCCACTGGCATCCACTTCTCCCGACACCAGAGGAGGTAGAATGAGCGAATCAGACAAACCAAAAGATACGCTTGATTGCCCGATCTGTCATCATAAAATTGGCGATGTAATTGAAATTGAAGCTCTCCCTGTTTTGGTAATTGATGGGAACCCATGCCGGCACTGGGATGGCTGGTGCGGTAAATGTGGATTCAAGATGAGCTGGTCGTTCAGCGACAAACTGATGGAAAAGATCGTGCGCAATCATCAGCGGGAGGTAGAACGTGGATGAATCAGTAAGGTTTATGTTCACCATGATCCTGATCGGGATTGTCTGCTGTGGAATTGGAATCGCAAATTACTATCAGAGCGATCTTTATATCCCGCATCGGATCAACAAGGTGTATTTCAAAGGGCATGAGTTTGAGGTTGAATATTCAAGAATTGTCAAAGGTCAATATATAGTCCCATTTGGTTTAAACAAAGTTGGGATCATTGATGGTCATCCATCGATTGCGATCATCGCTCATGACTATCTGGCGGGGCAATATATTGCTCAATTGAAGGTCGGCGAAAATGTGATGCTGGATTATGGAGCGAGAGAAGAATATTATTATGTGAAAAATATCAAGATAATAAAATCAAGAATCGATTCAAACTTTGTCTATAATATTCCAGGAGCGCTGATCCTGCAAACCTGCGTCAAGAATGGTGTGCTGATCATCGAAGCAGAAAGGTAAATTGATTGAAAAATTGTGCGAAAAAGTGTTGAAAATTGCTGATTATTTGTTACAATGAATTTGTAAATTAAATACGACTTAGTCGGAGTCTGTCGCCCGACACAAGTGCTTTGAAGAGCATTTGTGTCGGGCGATTTGCGTTTAATCGCTAAAGTTCAATTTTGGAGGATAGGTTATGAAAGTGAATAAACGATCAGGTAAATTGGTGATCATTGCAACCCTCGTCGCGGTCTTGCTGTTGTCCATTTTAGTAATTCCTGTTTTGGCTGATGTTCCCAATACTGCAACGGCCGCTCCGGCAGTCCAGGAAGCGGCACTTCCAAACATCGACCTGTCGAGCATTCTGGTGACTATGGCTTCGCTGACTGGAGTCGCTATTTTCATTTCAGCAGTGACTAATGGATTAAAGCAATTTGGATGGGTTACAGATGGTACTGCAAACGCATGGTCAGCAGGTATGAACCTGGTGGTGCTGATCGGTCTGATCGTTCTGCAGGTGATCGGAAAAATGGACTTGGTGCCTGTTATTGATTCTCAAGCGGGAGTGATCGCAAGTATATTGACCGCTATGGTTGGCCTCGTATATCAGATCTGGATCAGTGCAAAGACACATACTGCAGTATTGGCGGGTCTGCCTGTGGTAGGTAAATCCTACAGCGGAAGAGTGGCTGGTGAGCCGTCTGTTGTCTTGAGTGTGACCAATGTAAGTAACACCTCAGTTCAAACCGAAGATCCGACTACCTCGAAGAGTTGACGAACATGGCGCAATATATCATCCCAGCATTGATCGGACTTGTCGGTATTGTTGCTGGCGCCTGGATACAAGGCGCCTGGAATCGTCGTAAGGTAAAGGCCGAATCGATCAAGGATGAGGCTGATGCAAATGAACAAATCAGGGAAACGGTTATGGCGTTGATTGACCCCTTGAAGACAAGAATTACAGAGCAAGATAAGAAGATCGATGATCAGAATAAAGTGATCAATGATCTGAAGATCGAGCTCCAAGATTGGAAAGATTGGGCCAACGCACTTGTGCAGCAGTTGAAGAGTCTGGGCTGCCATGAACCGGTTCCATTCAAGAGCTCAAAGGGAAAATAGGAATATCCATGCCTAAGCCAGCAATGAGAACATGTTCTCATCCAGGATGCCCAGAGATAGTTACATCTGGTTATTGCTTAAAGCATAAAACAGATGATAAGAAAGCATCCGGTGAATACAGAAATCCAGCCTGGCAGCGGCTTTATTCCTCAAAAAAATGGCAAATAACCCGCAAAAATCAGCTAATTAAACACCCTTGGTGCGAGGAATGTTTGCGCGCGAACCCTCCCATTTATACGCCCGCAACTGATGTAGATCACATCGAACCGCACCGAGGAGATAAAAATCTTTTCTATTATGGCAAATTACAGTCGCTTTGCCACTCTTGCCATTCAAAAAAGACAGCACAAGAAGTTTTTGGGAGGGGAGGGTGAAAAGTCTAGAAGTTTGGAGTTCCACAGCGGGCGTGGCCTGGGTTTTTATTCTGTACGGGTTTGGAATTAAAAGGTGGTTTGGAAATGCCTGGTCCTTTACCAAAGAATCCTGTGATTAGACAACGCAGGAATAAATCTTCAAGCAGAGCTGTTTTGACCATGACGCCTGAAAACCGAATGGTCAAAAAGCCGAATTTGCCAAGATTGGATACTGGTGAGGAGTGGCATCCTATGGCAAGAAAGTTTTGGGAAGACATTTGGGAGTCTCCGATGAGTGCTGAATTCACTCATGGGGACGAACCGGCACTTTTCAGGCTTGTATTTCTTGTCAATGCTTTTTGGAAAAAGCCCAACCTGGCTGTGTCAAAAGAGATCAGCAGTCTCGAAAAGGAATTTGGGCTGACTCCTATGAGTCGAAGACGTTTGGAATGGACCGTGGCCCAATCTGAAGAAGCTAAGGGAAACCACGAGATGAACAGGGCCAATCGAGCAAAGAAAATGATCGACAGTGAGTTTCTGGATCCACGAGGAGCGTTAGATTAATGACCACATTGATGGTGCCAAAAGATGAGATCAGATACCCGAGCCTGGGCAGGCAGGTTGTTGCCTGGATCGAGGAAAATCTTGTCTATGGACCGGGAGATCTGCGTGGTCAACCGGTTCAATTGGACCAGGAGAAGCGGGCGTTAGTTTACAGGATGTATGAAGTTTATCCTGAAGATCATCCATTGGCTGGCCGTCGACGTTTCAAACGCGCTGGTATCAGCTTGCGGAAAGGATCCGCTAAGACTGAGTTTGCAGCGATGATCGCAGCTGTAGAGCTTCATCCGGATGGACCGGTTCGCTGTGACGGATTTGATGCAAACGGGGAGCCAGTTGGTTTTGGCGTGACAAACCCGTATATTCCGATGGTTGCTTATACAGAAGAGCAAAGTGATGAACTCGCATATTCGTGTTTGATGACGATCCTTCAATATAGCCAGGTTGTGGATGACTTTGATATTGGTCTTGAGAGGATCATGAGGATCAATGGAGATGGAAAAGCGGTAAGTTTGGCATCCTCTCCGGATTCGCGTGATGGTGCGTTGACCACATTCCAGGTGTGCGATGAGACTCACCGCTGGAACATGCGGCGGCTGAAAGATGCTCATAAAACCATGTTGGCCAACACCGTGAAACGGTATATTGCCGACTCATGGACCCTGGAAGTCACTACCGCTTATTCACCTGGAGAAAATTCAGTCGCAGAAGATACGATGGAATATGCAAAGAAGGTCGCTGAAGGAAAAATATCTGATCCGAAGCTGTTCTTCTTCCATCGACAGGCGAGTGAAGACAGCGACCTTACCAACCCGGAAGGAATTCGCAAGGCAGTTCTTGAGGCCAGCGGCCCGATCGCGGCCTGGAGCGATATTGATGGCATCTGCAAAATGTTTGAAGATCCAACGATGGATAAAAGTTATTTGCAGCGTGTCTGGCTGAATCAGATTGTGCGGGGCAGCGAAAAGGCATTTGATTACAACAAATGGAAATCCCTTGGAGTAAAAGACAACGTTGTTTCTCCAGGATCTTTTATCACTCTTGGATTCGACGGCGCGCGTTGGCATGACTCAGTCGCTCTGGTAGGAACCGATATCAAAACAGGGTTTCAATGGCTGTTGGGCTTATGGCAAAAACCGCAAATGTCTGGTGATGTACCAAACACGGCTGATGAATGGGAAGCTCCGGAAGAAGAAATCAGCGGGGTTGTGGATGCCGCTTTCAATCAGTATTCAGTATGGAGAATGTATTGTGATCCTCCCTATTGGGAAGCGCAGGTCGCGGCCTGGGCGGGAAAATATGGAGAAAAACGGGTGATCGCATGGTATACGGCCCGTCTGAAACAAATGGCGTACTCCATCCAGACCTTTAACAACTCGATGAGAGCGGATGAAATTACTCACAGCGGTGATGAAAGATATTCTCAGCACATTGCCAATGCGATCCGGAAGAATTTGAACATGGTCGATGAAAAAGGGGATCCGTTGTGGGTGATCTATAAGGAACGCGCTGATTCTCCAAACAAGATCGATGCGGCAATGGCCGGGATCCTTTCCTGGCAGGCCAGATGCGATGCTGTTACAGCTGGCGTCACTGGCGAACCTCAAGAAAGTATTTATGAAAAACGCGGGGTGATAACAATATGAAAAAGATCGGAATGAAACTATCAAAAATAATCCCGGCTTTATTGAACCCGGCAGTATTCATTGGCGGATTGGTCTTGTTATCTATCGGGATTTACAAGATTTATCCGCCTGCTATGTTCGTTGCAGTGGGAATTATTTTGATGGCCATATCCCTTTTTGGCGATGAGAGGAAATCAGAATGACGTATCTGCAGAAATTATTCTCGCAAGCTGAAAACTCTCTGAGTGAAGAAGAGGAACGATTCTGGTCGGATAGTTATCAGCTTAAGACGAATTCAGGAACGCGGGTGACACCAGAAAGTGCATTGAAAATATCCACTGCCTGGGCATGTATGCGTTTGATCTCAGAGACCGCCGCCATGCTGCCGCGGATAATCTATAAGCGGATGGCAGATGGTGGAAAAACAAGGGCAACCGGGCATCCTCTTTATGATATTTTGCATAACCAACCAAACAACCTACAAACTGCATTCGAGTTTGTGGACATGATGCAGATGCATTGCCTTTTAAGAGGAAGTGGTTATGCAAAAATACTGCCAGGTCCGCGCGGTCCAGTTGATCGATTGATCCCTGTCGTTCCCGATCGGATCCTGGATAAGGAACGGATCGGCGAAGATGCAATGCGATATAAGGTACTTGAATTGGATGGATCTGTAAATGTCTATTTACAGGATCAGATATTCGAATTGAAAGGTCTATCACTTGACGGCCTTAACACTGTTTCACCAGTGACCTATAACCGGGAATCATTAGGGCTGACATTGGCGGCGGAAAAATACGGAGCGAAACTATTTTCCAATTACTCCAGGCCGGGCGGGGTATTGAAGCACCCGGGAGTGTTATCAACCGGGGCCCAGGATCGATTAAGAGACCAGGTAGAAGCCCGCACGAGCGGGGATAATGTTCATCGTGTGATGGTGCTGGAAGAAGGAATGGAATGGCAGCAGATCAGCTTTTCTCCGGAAGATTCGCAAATGCTGCAGACGCGGGAATTTCAGGCTGAAGATGTCTGCCGGTGGTACAGGACTAACCCGATCATGGTGGGTCTGACAAGCAAGACTACCAGCTGGGGCAGCGGCGTGTATGAGCTTTCGCAGGGATTCATCAATTTTACGATGATGCCTTGGCTAACCCGTTGGGAGCAATTGGTTTCCAAAGATCTTATTGTTGCCAGTGATCAATATTACATGGAATATCTTACCGAAGCTTTGATGAAAGGGGACCTTCTCAAACGGTATCAGGCATATGCGATCGGTAGAAATTGGGGTTGGTTGGCTACAAACGATGTGCTGAAGAAAGAGAATATGAATCCAACTTCATTTGGTGATGATGATTATTTGACACCAATGAATATGGATCGATCCATGGATTTGGGTATTGGAAATGATTCAAGCAATCAAAACGATAAAAAGGATTCGAACCAGAATGCGCACTATAGGAAGTTAGTACAGGAATCGGCGGCAAGAGCTGCAAGGAAAGAGCTTGCTGCTATGACCCATGCGGCTGAAAAGAAAGAATCTTCAGACTGGTATGCAGCCGTCAATGCATTTTACAAGGATCATGTCGAGTTTGTCGCTCAAACAATGTGTATTTCGTTCAAATCCGCGTCTGAATACGCTGAAAGAGGACGGCTTGAGCTGACTGAAAAAGGTCCGTTAGCACTTGAAGGATGGGCCGACCGGCGGGCATCTGAACTTACGAGAATCACCTTGATGGAGGTAATGAAATAATGAGCAAAATATCCAGAAATTTAATGCAAACCCCCTGGGCTATCCTGCCGGAAAAACTCGAAATTATCGTGGCAGTTGTCAACAGGCATTTCGCGGGAGAGCGGCTTTCTGCAGAAGAGGTAGAGATGCAGATCCAGGGAGCGACTAGGCCGCCGGAGCGTACCGTTGGTACCGTGGCAGTGCTTCCATTATTTGGAACCATCTTCCCGAGAGCGAATCTATTCACTCAATCAAGCGGCGGAACCAGCGCTGAGTTATTCGGGAAACGATTTGACGAACTTCTCAACGATCCGTCAGTAGGAGCAATCATCATCGATGTTGATTCTCCAGGCGGGCAGGTGTCCGGTATCCAGGAATTGAGCAAAAAAATCTTTGACGCCAGGGGCGTGAAACCGATCATCGCTGTATCGAATTATCTCGCCGCCTCTGCTGCCTATTGGATCGCAACCTCAGCTGATGAATTGGTGGTTGCTCCGAGCGGTGAAGTAGGATCCATCGGGGTGTTTACGGTCCATGAGGATGACAGTGTTTATCTTGATAAGGAAGGTGTCAAGATGACCATGATTTATGACGGGAAATACAAAACCGAGGGCAATTCATACGAACCCCTTTCCGATGAAGCGAAGAATGCCATTCAAGGTCGTGTAAGTGAAATCTACGATATGTTTGTGAAAGATGTGGCCAGAAATCGGGGAGTAAAGATTACTGATGTGCGAGATGGTTTTGGACAGGGTCGTGTTGTTGGTTCAAAAAAAGCTGTTGATCTTGGGATGGCTGACAGGATCGGTACGATGGATGAGACCATTCAGCGGGTACAAAAGATGCTGATCAAGCGGCCCAGCAGCCAAAAAGCAAGTGCAGATCTTGATTTTCGCAAACGCCGAATGCGTTTGAATGAAAATTCCGGCTCCTTTGAACCGGATTGAACCGCTCCATAGAGCAAATAATCACTCAACTATTTTAGAAAAGAGGTAAAAGATGGATAAAGTTTTTGCAGGATTACTCCAGGAGCGTGCCGATCTGGTCGCTGAGGGTAAAAAAATGTACGACAAGGCAGAGGCTGAATCACGGGAACTCACTGCCGAGGAAAAGACCCGTGATGACCAGATCAACGCCCGCCTCGGAGAACTCAAAGGTGAAATCAGCCGCCAAGAGGCGCGCCGTGAGCGTGAACGTGAAGTTGCTGCCATGCCAAAGATTGACGGCATGCACAACCGCGCTGAAGACGATCCAAAACGAGGTTTTTCAGATGTTGGTGAGTTTGCCCTGGCAGTGAAATCTATGTGCACTCCCGGCGGATCTGATGACCGCCTGAAACTGAGTGCCGCGGCAACCGATTACCTTCATACCGAAACCGGGTCGGATGAAGGCCGTATGGTCCCGCCCGCATTCCGCGATCAGATCTGGGAAGTTGCCAACGGCGATGGTTCTCTTCTGGAAGAATGCAACCCAGAACCCACAGATAAGAACTCTGTCGAGTTCCTGAAGGATGAGACCACCCCCTGGGGAGCCACGGGTATCCAGGCCAAATGGCGTGGTGAAAAGAGCCAGATGACCCCGAGTAAATTATCCACCGAAGCCGAGTTGATGAAACTGCAGGAATTGTACGTTTTCGTCAACGCCACTGATGATCTTCTGGCTGATGCTCCGCGGTTGGCTGATCGCTTGACCCGTAAATCCGGGCAGGCCATCCAATGGAAGATCAATGAAGCCATCCCGAACGGCAGCGGCGTTGGACAGCCTCTCGGTTATACCAAGTCCAATGCGTTGGTGACCGTTTCGAAAGAATCATCCCAGACCGCGGATACTGTTGTGGCTGCTAATATCGCAAAGATGTTCTCCCGGATGATCAACCCGGGTCGGGCCACCTGGAAGGTCAATCAGGATGTCCTGCCGCAGTTGATGCTCATGACCCTGGGAAACCAGCCAATCTGGACTCCGCCCAGCAGCGGTTTCCAAAACGCTCCAGGCGGTTATCTTCTCGGGCGTCCTGTCCAGTTCCTTGAGAACTGCGCAACTATCGGCGATAAGGGTGATATCCAATTCGTTAACCTGTACGAAGGATATTATGCCATCACCGGAATGGGCGGAGTGAAATTCGCAAGCTCGATTCATCTGTACTTCGATTACGGGCTGCAGTCCTTCCGCTGGACATTCAAGATGAATGGTCAGCCGTATCTGTCGAAACCGATCACCCCGGCCAATGGTTCGAATACCCGCAGCCATTTTGTTGTAATGGAAGCCCGCGGGTAATTAGATAGGTTATCAACACTCTGGTGGTCTATAAGTAGGCCACCAGAGAAAATGAGTAGAAAAGGAAACTTATGAACCCAAATATTTTACCTTCAAGCCAATTTGCCTTACTGGATGCCAAGGATCCAGTAAGCCAGGCGGCTGCTACCGTTACCACCGATTGGTTGTCGATGGCTGAATATGATTCCGTTCTGGCCCTGATCGAAACCGGGGCATTGGGAACTGCGGCCACTGTTGATGCTAAATTGCGTCAGGCAAAGGATTCCTCCGGAACCAGCGCAAAGGATATCACTGGAAAGGCGATCACTCAATTGGTGAAAGCCAGCAACGACAATAACCAGGTAATGATCAACTGCCGCGGTGATGAATTGGATGTGAACAATGGTTTTACCTATGTTCAACTTTCAATTACCGTTGGAACAGCCGCCAGTTTGATCTCAGCCCAGGTCTTTGGTTTCTATCCGCGGTATCAACCAGCGTCTCACAACGCCAGCGTAGTGGAAATCGTCGAATAATCTCTAAATTAAGGAGAAAAGAGCATGGCCAATATCTTAACAACTACAGAGGCTGCAACAGTCTTGCGATGTTCAGTGGATGACCCGAGCATGTTGGCCATGCTTCCTGGAATTGACGCTTCGCTGTTCAAAGCAACCGGCCATGCCTGGGCTCTGGATAATCCAATCAACGAAATCGCTAAAAGCGCCGCACGAATGATGCTTGTCCAATGGCATGAGAATCCGGGAATGGTCGGAAGCGACCAGCCTTTGAGTTTTGGTCTATCTGCCACCATCATGCAGCTTAAAGCCATCGCCATGCTGTACATGGAATTTTTTGGATGCAATGGCGTTGGATCCTGCTATCTGCCTTATGCACATTATGGGGATAAAGTCGATAGTTTGGTCGATCTCTCCGGTGAAACTGGAGATCAATCCACCTCTTTTGAGACCTATATTTCTTGCAGCGGCCAGATCCAACAGATCAGCGAGAGTGACCTATCTGAGGTGCTGTTCCGGGTGAAATTGACGCCGAAGGAGGAGCTATGAAACTCAACGGCGCGATGATCAACCCGGGGGAGTTGAATACTCAGATCACACTGCAGAAACCAACGATCGGTAAAGCGGCTGGGGGCGCGCAGGTGGTGACCTGGTCGACTCTGGCAACTATATGGGCCAGGTGGACCAATGTGCATGGGTCCGAAGTATGGCAGAGCCAGGCTGTCCAGGCTATCAATCCGGCAACGGTATTGATCCGTTATCGGTCTGATGTGACTACGGCCTGCTCTATCCTGAAAGGTTCCACCCTCTTTGAGATCGTCAGTATCGACAACATCTTGGAGCGCAATGAGTATTTGGGGCTGAAAGTTAAAAGCATGAAAGGGAGCGTTTAACATGACGTGCCGAGTATCCTCCAGCGCAAAAGGGATCACCGATCTGATGGAACTCCTCGAGCAGAAGGGCCTGGATGTGGATGCCGCTGCGGGAAGGGCTTTGACCGCCGGGGGTATGGAGATCCTGGATGGAATGCTTGAAGAGGTCCCGGTAGGGGATATCGACTTCGATCCACACCCGGGACAGCTGCGGCGAACTCTGACCATCACCAAACCTAAAAGGAAGGGTAACTATACCTTCGTGGAAGTTGGAATGCCGAAAAACGCACCGGCAGATGTGGCCCGTTATGGCAATGCCCAGGAGTATGGATACAGAAGAGGCGGAAAGCATTATCCGGCCCAATCCTATATCCGGGCAGGATTCGACAAGAAGAAGGGCTCTTATAGAAAGGCAGTCAAGGAATCTCTCGTGAAGGACGGCATGGCATGACGACCATTTTTGAACAGGTGGAAGACGCTCTGGATACATTGAATGTTCCTTATGGAATGGGAACTTACCTGTGCAACGGCGTGCTGCCGAACCAGTATATGGTCTATCAGATGATCGATGGCGTGGCGAGCCAACATGCGGACGATCTCGAGACACAGCGTATTTATCGAATTCAGGTCGATATTTACGATCGAAGCGGTCTAGTGAACCTTCCGGACGTAGACGCGGCCATGCTGGCTGCAGGTTTCGTAAAAGGTCCAGAAAGGCAATTGGACAGCGAAAATGCAACAGATCATTTTGGTCTATCTAAAGACTATTTCAAATTATGTTAGGAGGTGAAACAAATGAATGAAAATGAAAAAAAATCCGTTGTTGGCCTGAGCGATATTCACTTCGCCTTGATCACACAGGATGATGCCAATGGTTATGCGGCAGGTACTCCTCAGTTGTTTGCACCGGCGGTGAATGCGAGCCATAAACCGACCAGCAACACAAAAACCCAGTATGCCGACGATAGTCCATGGGACACTTCGATCTCAGAAGGTGAGACAACGATCGATCTGGAAGTGACTGCTATTCCGCTTTCGACCCTGGCCCTCGTGTTAGGTAAAGATTATGACGCCGCTACCGGCCGCCTACTGGATGGAGCTGGAACTCCACCTGACATTGCCTTGTCTTTCCGTTCGAAAAAGTCGAATGGTAAGTATAAATATTTCCAATATCTGAAGGGGAAATTCTCAGCTCCGGCGGAGGATCAATCTACCGAAACTGATACTCCGGATCCAAAGAATATTACGATCACTTTTACCGCCATCAAGACCATCTATGAGTTTACGGTTGGATCTGCATCCAAGAACTATAAGCGGGTGGTCGGAGATGAAGATTCCGATAACTTCTCAGCAACAGGTTGGTTTGATGCAGTTCAGCTCCCGGCTTCGGGAACCCCAAGTGCTTTGACTTGTACTCCAAGCCCGGCTGACGGCGGGTCCAATCAGGCTGTCAGTGTTGCAATCAGCCTTACATTCAACAACGCCTTGGCTGGAGACGCAGAGAAAGGTGTTTGTCTGGTACGTGGTGATACCGCGGCCCAGATCGCAATTACCCGTTCGTTGAGCGCGGACCGCAAGGTGCTTACCTTGACCCATGCCGCTTTGACCGCTGCAAAGACCTATCTCATTGTTGTGTCCGGAGTTGTGGATGTGTATGGCCAGGCACTGGCTGATACCGTCTATGATTTTGCGACTGCAGCTTAGTTAAACCGTTATGACGCCCCTCTTTCCAGAAAGAAGGAGGGGCGGGAAAACCCCTTATGAATGGGGATGCAATTAAAAGGAGGATCAGCTTGCTCGAACCCATTAGGTTGACATTATATGACCCAAAAACTCAGGAACCCATAAAGGAATACAAGCAGCGGGTCATTACCTTTGAAATATTAATTTCAGCCATTCAAATGCAGGAAATGTTTGAAGCGGCACCGGAAAATAAGCGTCACTGGTGGTGGCAGAGACCCATTATCGATGAAAAGGAACAGATCAAAGTGTTGTTGGAGCTGGTAACCGAATTCTTTGGGCACCAATTTACTGTTGATCAGCTGAGAGAAGGTGCCGATGTCAGTGAAGTTATGTCAGTTGTCCGAGCAATTACCGGTAGAGCTGGAAGGATCGTTACTGAAAACCCTACAAGACCGCCATTGACTCACAAGTAGAACCGGGAGACAGTGGCGGAAATTGGATCCTGGACCTGGAATGTATGCTTTTAGAGACATTTCACTGGGACCCAGGAACATTAGCAAAAGCAGATATTGAAATGATATTACCGTTGGTGAATTATTACCCGTATTGGAAAGATCAGAAAACACAACCAAAAACAGAAGAATTAACTCCTATTGATAAGGTTGATTGGTTATAAAGACGGATTGTAGAAATGGAGCATTATGGGCGCAGCTGCAGAATCTCTTAATACGATGCTTGGAATTGATACCACTGATTTTAAGGCCGGTTTGACAAGTGCCAACCGGGAACTGCGGGTATTGGAATCCGGATTCAAAGCCTCCGTTTCTACTTTGGGAGATTGGGCTAATTCAATTTCCGGGGTTGAGCTGCGGCAGAAGAATCTTACAAGCCAGATCACAATCCAAAAAGCAAAAGTAGAAGCTCTAAGGGAAGAACAACAGCGCCTGGCAGATACGGAGGGGGATACCAGCGTCGCTGCGAAAAATGCTGAAGTCCAATTAAATAAAGAGACTGAGCGTCTGGGAAAGATGCAGACTGAGCTTGACGGGACAGTAACAGCGCTGGAAAACCTGAAGGCCGGCAACGATGCAGCAGGCAGATCCACCCAGGAGTTGGCCAATAAGCAGCAACCTCTTAGCGAAGTATTTAAAAATTCATGGACTGAAATCAACTCAGCGATCGGTGTTGCGAAAGAGGTTTGGGGAGCTCTCAAGGGAGCTGTGGATGAGACCGTCGGCGCTTATGTGGATTATGCGGACCAGGTGCGACAATTGAACCAGCTGAACGGGAACAGTTCGGAATCGAACAGCCGATTGATCCAGCTCACCGATGATTACAAGGTGAGCATGGAAGATCTGATGTCCACACAAAAAGAGCTGCTGAAAGACGGGAAATTATTGAGCACGGAAACTCTGGCAGACATTGCTGATAAATATAATGCAGCAGCGACCCAGGCAGAGAAAAACAAGATCGCGTCTGATAATCTTGGAAAGAGCTGGAAATCTTATATCGAGCTGCTGCAAAAAGGCGGAACCGCGATCCGGGATGAATCGGCAGCGATCAATGGAAGCCTGATCCTTACCGATCAAGCTGTAGCCAAAGCCAGAGACTACGAGAAAGCTACCGATGAACTCTCTGATTCCTTCCAGGGCGTGAAGGTTGCCATCGGGCAAAAAGTCGTCCCGGCCCTGACAACTTATTTTAATAAACTTTCAAATGGAATATCCGTTCAGGATGCGTATAGACGCGCTAACGAACTTGGGTTAAAGGTAATGATCAACCACTCCACCAATACGATCCGGATCAATGGTCAACTGGCCACTCAAGAAGATCTATTCCTGGCCGTGGCTGAGGCAGAGAAGAAACAAACCGGGACCACTGAAGATGCAACGAAAGCCACAGATGCCCTGGCAGATTCGATGGATGCGGCAACCACCTCTACAGATATGTTCGGCTATACCGTTGCCGACGGCGTGGATGCTCTGCAGCAAGCTAATTCAGAGTTTGGCTTCATTATCAGTTTTGCGAAGCAATATGAGCAAAATCTTACAAATGTGAAGGATGCCCAGGACGCGCTGAAAGAGGCTGAAGATGAACTCTTCGCTACCTCACAGCCGGGTTGGGAAGGAACTGCAGAACAGGTCCAAAATGCGCAGGACAAGGTTGATGAACTCAAGGGAAAACTGAAGGACGCGCAGCAAGCCTCCCTGGATGCGACCAATGAGATGATCGCTGGTTTCCTGCAGGCACAATTAACTGCAGACGGTTCTTTCACCGAGGAAGACATTCAAAAGGTTTTGGATTACCGGTTAGCCGTAGGTTTATTAACGCAGGAATCCTATAATGCCGCCCTGCAGGCCCTGGCTGTGGCCCAGAACCTGGCCGGGATCCCAAAATCGGTAGTAAGCAACGTTACGGTTAATACGACCTATAAATATTCAGGACTGGCGCCTGGACCGAACGATATTGAGGCTTTGAAGCCACATCCACAGGCGACAGGCGGCGATTATCTGGTGCGAAAGCCGACGTTATTCTTGGCAGGGGAAGCCGGAACCGAAAGGGCAACGTTTACTCCGATCAATTCTGGAATGAATGACGCGGTCAGGCAACTGGAAAATGCAGTTATGAATTTGACCGGGAAGAATTCATCACAATTAAGTTCGGGTGGGGGATCATCATCTAGCCAAAACCGTACTGAACCGATCAATGTAAACGTGCAGGCTGCTCTGAATAATGATATCGATATACATAAAATGGCCATAATCGTTGCCGAAGAAATTGAAAGGAATCGAAAACGATGATCCATCTCTCCTTAGAAATCAGATCCGGCGGGAATGTTGTCAAAACCATCAATTTCAATTCCGGTGGTTATAAATTATTAGATGGATTCTATCCACAATCCGAATCCTCCGATGAAAAGGTCACTGAATCCTTCGATATCATGATCAAAGAAGATGGTTACACAGATCTGGAGACAAAGGTGCGGGATATTGAGCAGGCTTTTGATTTCGCCAGGAGCCATCTCTCAGGGCCTGATGGAGTTTGGATCTTGTTTTCTGCGAAAGATACCACTCTCGCGGCATGGCAATCACGCATCAGCGGCGGTCTTTTAACCCACAATCCGTATTTCAATAAATATTGGAAAGAATACAAGGTCTGGGCCCATGTGATCGTTGAACGCAACAATTACTGGGAAACTGTAGACCCAGTTACCCTGCAGGTGACCAACCGGGCCGGGACCGGGGCGAGCGCTGCCATTGAGAATCATCAGGACAGCGGTACCGGGCATGACATTTATCTCGAGATCGCAGCGGACCAGGTGACCGGTGTGCTGCCAACTCCGGCGATCATCGAGTTCACGCCAACCTCAAACGATGCAGCCCTGGTGGATACTCTGACGGTCGGACATTTCGCGGCTTGCGGGACGAACGAACCTCCTACCGCGGCCAGCCTGATCAATGAGGGGACGGGTACTTCGGACGCGAGCTGCTCAGGGGGGAGTTACGCCGCATTGAGCTGGACCCTCTCAGATCCGGGTTTGTTGGCGAGCTGGACTCTGGCCAGCGCAGCATTTCGGCAGAAAAATTATAAGGCAATCGCAAAACTGCGTGATGCTGTGGCTTATACCGATCTCTGGCTGCAGGCGCGCCTATATATGGGGACAAAACAAATCACTGAAACCAGGTGGACACTGGTACCGGCCGGGGAGCAGCTGATCTCCATCGGCAGCCTGGCAATTCCGCCGTTTCGACTGGGTAAAGATATCGATCTGGGAAATTTGACCCTTTCTCTATACAGCAAGATGGCAAGCGGGGCGGGATCTCTGAACCTGGATTACCTGGCAACGATCCCGCAGGACAGCTGGCGGCGGTTCGGGGCGATCAGCGGGCTGGCGTACAACGAGACTCTGATCGATGACCCGGTAGGTGAAACGCTGGTGACAAAATACAGTACCAGCAGCTATAAGGTCACTCACACGGTCGAGGAGGGCGGGCCGGTGATGCTGCAGCCGGGGGTAAAGAATGTGTTGTATTTTCTGGTCACTTTGACTGACAAGAGCGCTCCGACGATCAGGGCGGCAAATGTCACCATCAAGATCCATCCGAGGAGATTGACTGTATGAAATTCAAAATCAAGAACTCTCACGCGGAGAACGCAGCCCCGGTGAAACTGGGGCAGGCGGCGCGGAGGGAAAGAGCTGAGAAGAGCAAAGGCAAGATTAAGAGCTCTCACGCGGCCCCGGTGAAACTGGGGCAGGCGAACGCAGAGAAGATCAAAACCATTTATAAAGAAAACCTGGTACGGTTATGAAGTTCACTCTTTTTAATAGAGATTTTAGCGAGATCGTGGTGCCGCCGGCGCTGGATTTTAAGGTTCAGCGGTATTCATGGAGTGATCAGGGCGGGCCGCTGCTGGCAACGATCGAGGCAAGCGGGGACCGGACAGCGCTGTTTTCGATGATCAATCATCTGCGGGGAGCGGTTGAGATCATCAATGACCTGGGAGATCCCGTGTGGTGGGGATATGTCTCTGAGGTGACCATCCATCTAAAGGAGATCAATTACGGCGTGGACATGGAGACCATGTTCAACAATGTTGCCGTGGCGTTTACAAATTCATCTCTTCGCTTTACCACCCAGTGGCTGGGGGACGCGGATTCCATTGCGGAATATGGGAAAAAGGAGATTTTGATCTCGAAATCAGAGGTTACCGAGGCGGACGCTCTGCAGAGGCGGGATACCTGCGTGGCGGCTACGAAATATCCGATCCCGGTGATCAAATTCAGCAGCGGAGATGAGAATACCGCTACGATCACCTGCAGAGGGTGGTTCCAGACCCTTAACTGGGAATATTACCCGAACGCGACCGGAAAAGAAGCTTATGAGACCACCGGAACCGGCGGGCGCGAGATCGGTGAGGATGACCGGCCCCAGCTGGCCCAGAGCTTCCAGATCGCGGCAACGACAGCATGGGCAGCCTCCTCCATCTGGCTGAGGCCCTGGAAGCAGGGTACCGGCGGAAATCTGCCGACTGACAATGTGCTGGTCTATTTAAAATCAGATATTGACGGCGTTCCGGGGGAAGTGCTGGCCAGTGCATCCATTGGAGCTGCAGACATCGGTACCAATGCCGATTGGCTGGAGTTCCCTCTCAATACTTCAGTGACCCTGGAGCCTGAAACGACCTACTGGATCCAGGTAACGCGGTCCGGCGGGGTGGATGAAACTGCCTATTATATGCTGGACACAAACCGAGACTGCGGTTATGAGCGCGGGAAGATGTATCTGTGGAATACTCCGGGAAATTACTGGGGAGTGGATATGTACGGAGCCAACTGGGGAGATCTTCTTTTCCGTGTAACCGGAGATACCCAAAATACGGACCAGATCCGGACGCTGATCAGCACCGTCGGTCAGTTTTTCTTGGGAACGATCGTGGAAGATGAGAGCACGATCGAGTCCAACCCGTACCGGGCCGGGGATACGGTCGGCGGGTATGAACTGGGGCTGCTGCTGGATACCGGAACGGCCAACTCCAGGCGGCTGCTGTGCGAGGTTACCCGCAACCGGTACCTGAAAGTCTATGAGGAACCCGCAGCGCCGGCGAATCCACGGGACAGCTATGCTTTGACAGAAAAAGGGGAACTGCTGAGCAATGTATTGACCGCCATCGATCAAAGTTTATGCCCGGTAGGGGTATGGTGTCACCTGCAGGATGTGATCCCGGCAAGCGTAGACCTCTCGATGATCTCGGATCCGAGCCTGTTCCTGATCGAAGAGGCAGAATACGATGTTGATAAAGCAAAATACAGCATCAAATTGACGAGAAATCAAAGCGACAGCCTGGATATTGGCGGGACGGTGCAGGGATGAGCGGAAATAGAGCAAGTGAAGTCTGGAATATGATCAAACCCTTTGCCATGAGGGACCTGGCAGGATTATTAGGGGCAAAAAAGAGCAACAGCGGAAATTCTCCCAGTTTCTACGCGATCATCCTTTACGATGCCAGCGCGCAGGTGATGAAATATTTTTCTGCCACAATCACAGGGCTAAACGCTGCGATCAATTCCTCTGAAAGCGGGGATGTGATTTTCATTCCTCCAACAACGATCAGCGCATCCATGTCTGGCATACAACTGGGGAGCCTGATCAGTTCAGGAACATTGAACTGCCCAGATTCTGACGGTGAACTAATCGGCGGTTTGACCGTTGGCCAGTGGTACGCGGTCACTACAAGCGGGGGCCCATTGGTTAGTGGGTCCATCAGCGTATATGATGTGCTGCTCTCCAATAACGGCGGATCCTCCTGGGCAAAATCAGTCGGAAGGGGATACTCTTTACTAGCCGATTATTATTATCGAACAACGCCGCCATCGTGGGCTTACTCTTTTGAGGACCCGACAGGTGAACAAAAGTGTGCAAGGGTCTATTTCCAGGCTTCGACCACGAGCATCCGGATCAAAGCGGCCGGGGATGGATGGGGATACAGCGGAAATATGATATGGTCTTTGAATCACGGCGTCCCATTGAACGGGGTGACTGTACCAGAGGGGGTGGAGCTTGTTGGAATAGGGAAAAACTCCATCATTGATGGCAGCGTGGTCAACAATGGAAAGATCACGAACCTTACGATCACCGGGATCATCAATGGAACCGGGAAATATGACCTCTTTGACAGCGACCAAAAGAGCGTCACCAATAATGTGCTCAAATCGGAAATTACGAGCGGGCAGGCGCTTGAAATTGCCAGTCAAACTGTTATTACAAATTTGAATGCCGATCTGTTGGATGGAAAACATGCCGATGAAATAATCAGTGGTATTTCCAGCTCTACTGAAATTGTTGTCGCGGCGTCGGATGCATCGGATGAGAGCAAGGCTTCAGCCAAATATGTATGCGACGGTGCCAATGACGAGGTCCAAATCAATGCAGCGATCGCAGATCTTCCATCAAGCGGCGGCCAGGTTGTACTTAGTGAGGGGATGTTCAAGATCGCCTCGCCAGTCGCTTTTGGCAAATCCTATGTAACTCTCTCTGGCAGGGGAGCCGCATCGATCCTGCAGGCTCAATCTGATATTGCAACACTGACACTTTTAGGGGGGAGCGGAGGAGGCTGGTATTATCCCCAGGCGCAGAGCGGCGTAGTTATTGAAGATGTCAAGTTCGCTCCTCTGACTGCCCGTACAGCTTCGGCAATCAATATTGCCGGGCCGATCAACCATTTGACCGTGCGCAATACCTACATCACAAATATGCTGAAGGGGATCGATTTTAATTCACAGGCGCATGCTGTCCAGATCATCGGGAATTATTTTGAGGGAAACCGCGCATCCATTCGTGCCGCAGTATCTGGAGCCGTGTTGCATGATTTCAGAATTATCAGCAATAAAGATACCGGCATGGAAGTGGCCGGGAAGGATAGCACACCGGTTTATTTCATAAACCAAACCGCCGGAGAGATGTTTGAGTGGCTAATTGAGGGTAATTCTCTTGAGCATATCTATGACAATACTGTCAGTTCTATTGCGATCAACCTCCAATCTGGTACCAATGCTGACGTGATCATAGTAGGAAACTCCATAGAAGAATGTGATTTCGGAGTCATATACAAGGGTAATTTTGTCTATAGTAGTCAGATCTTGAGCAATCCAATAATTAGCTCAAATTCCTTCCGTGATGACAAAACAGCTATACAGTTTCAAGGAACTGCCAGCGGACGAATCTCAAATAATCTTCTCATTAATATAGCGTCAAATACAACCTACCGTGGAATCGTAGCCTACAATTTCACTTCCGGGACTATGTATGTTCGAGAAAATTATTTTACCGGCTGGGCAACCGGCAAAGACGTTGTAATCGACGGGACTACCGGCGGGATGATCAGCCAATCCGACGGGACAAAATTAGATGATCTAACGGCTCCGGATGACAATACAGACCTTAATGCCACGACCTCAGCGCATGGATTATTGCCAAAACTGGGCGGAGGCATGACCAATTTCCTGCGAGCGGATGGTACCTGGGCGACTCCTGCAGGAGGATCAGGCGGGGTCAATGTCTCCGGGTCTGTCACGGAAGGGCATCTGGCTGTTTTTGTGGATTCCGACACAATACAGGACGGCGGAGCGGTACCGAGCGGGGGAAGTGGAGGAGATACATTCGGCTCAATTGTTATAGGTGCGACGGATTTACCGCCTGTCGCTTCTGTGGGAACTTGGTCTGCTGGAAACTGGACTGATGTTGGCAATTATGATGGTCATGGATACCAAAATACTTCAAACGCCCAGAATGATTATGTATCGTGGGATTTATATCTGCCAGCGGGTACCTATTCGATATTCTTTATGGTCCGGAAATCAACCAATACCGGGATCATCACCTGCAGCATTGACGGAACTTCTATCGGTACAGTAGATACCTATGCTTCCTCTCCAGCCTATGCCCAACTATCGATTACAAACATAACAATTTCTAGCGCTGGAAAGAAACGTATCCAATTAAAAATGGCTACAAAAAATGGGAGTTCTAGCGCCTACAATCTTGGATTATTAAAAATGGCCATTTTGCGGACTGGGTAATAATCTTTGATTTTGTTTTGTGCCGGAGAAAAAATGCTACTAACAGAGATTGGAATAATTATGGGAAGAAGAGGCATAAAAAGACGAACCTCAACCCACATTCCAAAGATCAAAATAAATGGAATATATATTGGGATGACCAAAGCCAAACGTTTTAGGAGATCCGGAGCCTTATGAAAAGAAAAAGGAAGTGCCAGCCAGAATATGCCAGCAAACCAAAGATTTAGAGGAATTGAAACTTGTAATATGTCGGGCCGGATATTTTCTTGAAACATATCTGGAATGGTGTTGATCATAGGCGATGATCCAAGAGCAAATCTCATTCCTCCGTAAACCATTGCCCAAGAGAAGAAATAAATTAATGATAATGGAAAATTAGCAAAAGGTTTATTTACATCAAAAGTAGCAAAAAAATAAAGGAAAGGAATGAAGATTGCGGTTTCGCGATTGAAAGTAGCAAAAATAATGATCAATTCCAGCTGCCACCATTTATGTTTATTTATCGCAAAAATTGCCAGGATAAAAAATATCGTTTCAGCGATTGTCCATAAAGAAGGTCCAATGTGAATCCAGGCAGCAGGAAGACAGGCATTTAGGATGAGGATTACAAGAAATGACTGCTTTTCGGAAAACCAAACAGAAAGTAATTTGAACATCAAAATAAGAAAGAGACTCACCAAAATAAAAAAGAAGGTGAAAAGAAATGCGTAATGACCCAACGTCTCAGGAATAAATGGAGATAGAACTTTTATGAATAACCAGCGTAATGCAGGCATTAATAATCTGTATTTATAAGGACTCAAGATCGTTGAATTCATTATCTCTGGATACCAGGATAGAACTTGATCGTTCTTCATCTCGAAGAAAAATAAGATGCAGGATTGAACAAGGGAGAGGAAATAAAAACAGAAATAAATTGGAGAAAGTTTTTTCATAAGAATAACCCCCTTAAGAACAATATCAGTTTAGCACGAGATATTAGCGTATTCAAGAGTAATTGGAGAAAGAAAGGACAAAATGAGTCAACCAGTTTGTTTAGCCTATACCAAACGCCGATTTGATGTATCGCGGAACCAGGATAACAACGACACGCCTTACTTCCCGATCCTGACACGAATGAAGGAGCGAGGATTTGAGGGAGTTGAGATCCGGATCACGGCCGGCGCCTCGATGGATGAAGATTTTCCGCGGTTCCTGGCGGAGGCGGTCGACGCCAAGTTTGAGACGATCGATGTCTATTCATGGGTCGAGATGTGGGACTGGAAGCGGCGAAAGATCTCACCAAGAGAATGGGGACGGATCCAGGCACGGAAGGCTTACAGCTCGGCCAAGGCCCAGCCCGGATTCTCGAGGATCCGAAGGTTTTACGCGGATATCGAGAACGGCAGCTATGCATCGATCACAACGGCCATATTGGCTGAGTGTCAGGAAGTCCTTAATGGATTCTACGAAGAATTGGACCGTCTGACCGGAAAAGTCACCGGCAACTATAACAACCAGGGATATTTCTGGGTGCTGACCGACGATATGAAAAAGCGGCCACTGTGGATGAGCTGGTACAGCCGGATCGTCACCATCGAGCGGGTCCGACAGGTGCTGAAAAACTGGAACTATACTGGGAAACTTGAGGCTGTGCAATTTGCGAGCGACGGCGATATTGACGGGGACGGCATTTCCGATGCCAGGGCAGCCGGGATGGAGAGCACCGGCCTTGATCTGAGCGTCGTGATCGATGACAGCGCTGTGCAGACAACTCCAACATCTCCAACGCCGGCAGCCCAGAGCGGGTGGGTAACCGTCACGGCGCCGCGCGGGCTTTTGATCCGGTCCGGGGCGGGCAAGGGGTATGATAAGGTCAGTTCGATCGTTTATGGAGCACGCACGAGCTACCAGAGCACTGCCAAGGACCTGGCCGGCAACCTCTGGGCACGGATCAGCCAGGGGTGGATCTGTGTGCGATACGGGCGCGAAGAATACGCGGTCCTGAAATAATTTAGGCGCAAACCTCCTGCGCAATCAGTCCCGGAGCTGTATCCGGGATGGTGCGGAAATCGCACCAGGGGATATAAAAACCTCCGGCATGAGCAACCGGAGGTTTGATTGTTCTATATTTGTTCTATTTATGATAGAATGCTTTCATGCTAAAAGGTAAATCTAAAGGATCAACGATTGATATCAGCAACAGATATAATCCGCTGAGGCCGGAACAATTCGTTTTGACGATCATCCACGAGAAAGGTACCGGTTTTTCAAGCCCAGTGATGACTGAGGAGGAGGCAATCGAGGAGGCGGAACGGATCTGCGGGAAAGTCGAGTGGATAAGGGAAGATTAAATCAAAAGGAAGCGGTATCGGGGAGATTATCGCTTCCTTTTTGGTAGATCGTATTCAATTGAGAGGGGCAATAGTTTATGCCTATGGATGGCGCCCCCGGTGGGATTCGAACCCACAACCAACAGCTTAGAAGGCTGGTGCTCTGTCCGTTGCGCTACGGGGGCTGATAACATTGGCTATTATAAATGTATTTCAGAAATTTGATCAATAATTTAACATTTTATAAAGCAAGTCTCTTTTTTAAAGAGACTTGCTTTGCTGATAATTAGAAAACTTTATAAAATCTTTTCGGGGGAATCCTCTTTACTACCTTTTCTGCATTGTAAGCTACCCGATATAGCAGCGCTTCATCCCAGTGGCGTCCGATTGCCTGCATCGAAATGGGCATTCCTCTTTGATCGTACCCAACAGGAAAGGTGATGGCAGGGTTGCCTGTAAAATTGCTGGCAAATACAAACCGCATCATTTCTGTATCAGTGCCAAGATCAGACCATCCGATCTTATATCCTCCTGCAGGTACGGGTTGAGCTGCCAGAGCGGTTCCCGGTGTGAGAATGACATCCACCTTTTCAAATACGTCTGCAAAAAAAGACATTGCACGGGTCCTCATTCGCTGTGCCTGGATGTAATCCATTGCTGTGAACTCTTCTCCTAATATTAGGCTCAGACGAACTGCAGTCCCGTGTTCTTTATGATGCTCGTGATAATTCCGCATACATAAGGCCATCTCGGAGAGGATGGTAGTTGCATGGGCAATGCGCATTTCATCCAATTCAGGGATAGTAATCTCAATAATTTCTCCGCCAGCTTTTTTAAATTCATCTACTAGTAGATAACATTGTTTTACTACTTCAGGAGAAGCATGTTCAAACCATTCTTTATAAATTCCCAATCGAATTCCTTGCAATCCTTGCTTATTCCAACCTTCAAGGGTCACTGATGGCTGCGATAGGGTATTGGGTTCAGTTTCGTCTGGCCCGGATATAACAGAGTAGATTAATGCATTGTCCTCGACACAGGCTGTTAGCGGACCCAAGTGGGCAACACTCCAGCATAGTGGAGCAGCCCCATGTTCACTTACCCGGGCAAATGTAGGTTTCATTCCTACAACGCCACAAAGCGCGGCGGGAATACGAATTGATCCTCCTCCATCTGCTCCAATCGCAACAGGGACAAGTCCTGCGGCTACGGCAGCGCCTGAGCCAGAAGAACTTCCACCAGTATCACAATTAGTATCATAAGGATTTCGGATGGCGCCAAAATTAGCGTTACACCCATTTGGATTGATGCCGATTTCATGCATATTTGTTTTACCAACCAAAATTGCCCCGGCAGCGCGTAGTTTAGCCGCTACTGTCGAATCTTCATCGGCTGGGTGTGTTCCCATAAAAGATGTTCCAACATTGGTGGGATAGGGTTTCATATCGATCTCATCTTTAATTGCAATTGGTACACCATCCAAAGGCCCTATAACGTGGTTGGTTTTGTAGCGGTCCGCAGATGCTTTTGCTTGTTGGAGAATATCTTCTGAATCGTAAGCAACAAATGTATTCAGTGAAGGAGCATCCTGTTCGCTTTTTCTGATCGCCTGAATAACTGCCTCTGCAGCCTCAACAGGGGAGAGAATATTCGATTTATAAGCATTTGTATAATCTTTTATTGATCGATATGGAAAATCTACAAGATCTTCTGCCGGTTGAAAAATACTATCCTTCTTCTTGGATTCATCGTCTGGCTTTACCAATGGAAAAAAGGTTGGTGTTTCTTCAAATTTTAATTTTCGCAGCTTTGGAATGCCGCCATTTTCAAGCAAGCTGCCGATGAAAATGAACCTGGTTAATGGACTTTCAACAAGCGTAGTAAAGACCTTAAGACCAGCGCCTGTCAAGACCGGTAACTTTAATGATTTTAAGTTATAGTCAGACATATTGGATTCTCCTTGAAAAAATTATACTAATTACCTGTTAATTGACTAAATAAATCTGTCTGCGAAAAATTATGAAGGAATCTGTTATT